TGTGAAACCGCACCACTAACAACCGTAATGTTTCTTTGTGCGTCTAGATTCAAACCGCTTCGAATTATTTCACGACCTGGCGTCCACAGCCGCCCCTGCAACCGCGCCTCATCATATCGAGAAACACCACGCGGCATCAGGTGATGTCCTCGTTGTAGGGGCGGACGTAGAGTTCGTTGCCGCTCGCCGCCGTGCTGACGCCCGCGTTGTTCACGATCTGAAAACGCAAGGGAAAGGGGTAAAGGCGCACAAACGGGAAAACCACCACCTTGGCCCCCGCACCGCTGGCCAGCGCCGTTGTGTGGACGTCAACCGCACCTCCGTTCGCATCCGGCAGAACCGTGCCGTCCCCGGCAAAGACCCGCAAGGTGATGCTGCCGCCCGTACCGGGCGTGATCGACCCCAGTTGCACGGTCACCGCCGCCTGAAGATCAAGATTGCTGCTGTTGTCATAGGCGATCAGCGCAGAGGCCGATCCGTTTGCCAGCGAATTAAGCGCCGTCCCCGCCAGGTTGCCACTGCGGGCTGACGGTGTTGCCCATTTTGCGACGCTCATTCCTTTGCCCCCCGTGCGATGCCGACATCGCGGATCGTGACCCCATTGGAAAAACCGTTCGCTTCCGCCCAGGACTGCGGACGATCCGCCAGCCCCATCAGAAGGCCCTTGGTGCCCGCCGTCAGCACACCCGCCGCCACCAGCCTGGTCAGAAGCGCGTCGGTGGCGTCATGGATTGCCGGGTCGGTCGCCCGGATCGTGGCCGTCCCCATGATCGTGTCGCGCAGGATGATGCAATCCCCCCGCAAGGCATCGGGCAGCGTTTCGTTTTCGGCGGCCAGCACCACCCCCGCCCATTCGCCCGTCGAAAGCAGGGCCTCGCGGGCATCCGCCGTGGCCACATCCACCCGCCTCAAGGGCAAATCCGGGTCCGGCGCATTCAGCACCGCCGCCGCTTCGGCTTCGCCGAGGTTCACCACATCCGGCTCAAGCAGCCGGTCACTCAGCAGGGTCATATGATTTACCTTCCGTTATCTCTCTGGCAATCCTGGGGTATATGTAGACCGCCAGCGAAACCACGGTCACGCCGAGCCACATCAAGACCCCAAGCCCGCCACCGACCAACCCAAGCAATACCTCGGGGCGGTAGGTGGACTCTTTCAGCGACACCAGCGGGCCAGCCGCACCAAGGGCGACAAAGTAGATGTCATTGATCGTGTCGCGCCGTCTCCAGCCTTGGCGCAGATATTCGATCACCACACCATAAGCTACAACCACGCATACCCAAAGTGGAAGGCGGTAGGGCATTTCGCCATAAAGCGAGGCCCACAGCCCGCAAATCGCGCACACCACCGCCGCCGCCCACGCCCAATGGCCGCTCTGGTTTGTCAGCGCCTTGTACCAGTCACGCGGGAAAGCCTCTGGGGTATTCAGATCACTCCAGAATCTTTGCCAGATTTGCCGGGGTTTAGGATTCACGCGCCACCTGCGGTCAAGGTAAAGGCGGTGATCGTCACCTGCTGGCCCGTGGCAATCGAAACGGTGTCCAGTTGCATATCACCGCCGTCTCCCGTGGCAGTCACCGTACCCTGAAGGTGGCAGGTCGCGCCTTGGTCGATGCTGAAATGCGCCGCCGTCCCCGTGGCATCCGCCGCCGCGTCCTGCCATGTGCCAGACAGGGCCTTTGATCCAGCCGACGCAGCCCCAAGCCAATCCGAAGGAAGCACCAGCGTTGCCAGCACCGTACCCGACCGGGCTGCGGCGCAGTTGGCCGGGACAGACCCCGTGCGGATTGTCAGTGTCGGGGCAGTACCCGCCGCTGTCTCGATTGCATCAAGCGCGGCGTTCCGTGCCGCTACCGAAAATTGAAAAGCCATGTCAGATGTCCTTGCAGGTTGCGTCGATCAGTTCGACAAGGTTAGCCCCCGTGACCGCCACACGATCATCCGTGGTTTCAGCCAGTGCCGCCGCATGAAAGGCACGGGCTTGAAGCGTCGCATCACAGGTCGCGCTTCTTGGCGCGGTTGCGCATCCGCTGACGAGCAGCGTCAGGATCAGTATGGACAGGCGCATTTGCGGCCTCCTTCATTGCCTCTTGATATTCAGTGGCATCGCGCAGGTCGGCCCGCTGGCTGGCATCTCTGCGCCCTGTGACGTAAGCGGTCACGATGGCGGCAATCGCCCCCAGCCCGGCCACGATGTACGGCCAAAGCTCGATCATGCGCGGTTCCGGGTCATGTACCCGGCAATGGCGGACACGCCCAGCACGGTCCAGCCGATCAGGTCAGCCTTGTAGGGGCCCAGCGGATGATCGGGCCAAAGCACGTCAAGCGCGCCGAAGGCGGCATTGACCAGCGCGCCGGACAGCACGACGGCCCAGATTTTCCGCGTCGGTGCGGCGGTCGGTTGGTTTTTCAGGGTCATTTCAGCACTCCGAAAAGGTCGAGAATTGCGTCCAGCCATGTGCGCGGCGCTTTGGCCGCGACGAGGGCGGGCTTGGGGGCCATTGCCGCCGTGATCTGCGCCCGCAGGTTATCCCCGACCGTAACCGGGTCGCCCGGTGCCTTCATGCCGGGAAGCCATGTAATGTCCCACTTGCCCCGCTGTTTGATCTTGAGCGTCGGCTCCACCTCGGCATGGGTCAGCACCGTTTCGCGCGTGACCGGGATACTGTACTGGCGGCACAGATCGGCGCAGAGCGTAACCAGAGCGTCTACCTGTGCCGGTGTGATCGGCCACTTGCTTTGCACAAAGGGGCGTTCTTGCGCTCCGTGCATCGCCGCGACTGCCACACCGATATTGCCGGTGTTGCCGTTCCGGGTATGCGCGGCATAAACCCCGTCTTTCACGCTTTCATTGTCTTCCGGGGTCAGCTTGCCCGTGAATACCTTGCCGTCTCCACCGATCACAAAGTGATAATGCTTTCGGTCCTGATCGTTCACGGTATGTGTGCCGGCGGTCCAGTGCAGGATCAAGCGCTTCATCATTTCCCGCTCTCCCTAAGCAAAGTCTTAATGTCAGCTTGGATTATGGCCAGAGTTGCGTTTGTATCCGCCCGCGCCTGCATGATTGCTTGCATATCGTCGTGGCGCTGCGCATTTATGGCGTCAATTCTGGCATGGGCAGAATTGGCCTTCGCTTCCAAGCGGAAAAACCATCCTATAGCCGCCACCCCTGCGACAATGTATTGCCAGAGCTGATCAAAAGCATTCATCTATGCACCCGCCTCAATTTGCAAGGCTAGACGGAACAAATCATCAAGCTCTGTTTCGCTTGCCCCGAATTGCACCCGGAAAGCGTCCATATCTGGATGCGCGCGCACGACTTGCGTAACTTTGTCAGCCCAAAGCACGATACCCGCATACGGATCGACGGCGCGGGCGGCGGCTATGGTCTGCTCCACCCGGTCCAGCAAGTGAGCGAACCCTGTGGCAGGGACTTGCTTCATAGCCTGCCAAAACGCCGCAGCGAACGGGTTCATCTGCGCCCGTTCTGCGGCAAGGATTTCTTCTGCTGTTGGTGCTGGCGGGCCCGGTTCAAACGGCAGATCGTCGCCCATTTGGGCAGCCATCGCCTGCGCCTGATCCCAGAAACGGCCACCCGGAATAACGTGGTAAGGCCCGCCCCCCACAATTCCGACATAGGTTTCGCCGAGGACTTCATCAAACCGGCGATATGTCAGTCTTTCCAGAAAATCGCTCATTCCCGTATCCTTATTGCCCAGCCGCGCGCAACGTTCGTGGTGCCTTGGGCGGGGAAAATCACCGTGCCGCCCGCCTGAATGCCCGTTTCCTGAACGTACGAAACCCCAGCCCCGGTAAAGCCGGTGTAGCTGTAAAACCATTGCCCGCCCGCAGGGAGAGCATAGTTCACGCCCTGCACGTTGATGTTAATCACATTACCAAGAAAGGCGACCAGCGCTGGCACGGGCATGGCCCCCATGGCGATTTGTGCAGCAGCGGCGCTGGCGGCGGTGAACAGCGCGCCCCCTGTTGCGGTCGCGCCAAGGGCCGTCCGCGCGGCGGCGGCATCGGCGGCGGTCATAAGGGATTGGCCGGTGGCGGTCGCAACCATCGCCCGAAGCTGCGTCATAGTTATGGGCTGTGGCTTGTCGGCTGACCCATTCGGGTTGCCCCAGATAGTGTTCGCGGCGAGTGTTTCCGGGGTGAGTTCCACCCATGCCGTATTGGCATTGTTTCGCATCCGCAGAACGGGCGGGGATACGCCGTTGTCCAGCCAGAGTTGCCCGCCCACCGTAGGGCTGGGGGCGGTCGGGCCGGAATTGGCGGAGAAAAGCGCCGCCAAAATGGTGTTCAGGTTGTTGCGGAACGAAAGCCCAGAAAGATTCGCCGCAAGGCTTTGGGTGGCCGTTTGAGCCATCAGATTGCTTCCTCTGCCACTAGACGTAATTGCGAAATTGCGGGAGTGAAGCCCGCGTCATTTGAGGTCAGCATTGCGCGCGCCTGTACGCCCCAAGCCTGAATTTCAGTGTTTTCCACCCTGCCCCAATCAGACCAAACCGGCGAGCCAATGGGGTTGGTTTGAGTCGTCCGAAACTCCACACGGCAATCAACCTCACCGCCGCCCACGCCGTCCAAGTTGATCCATTCGTCTATTGAGCCAGGGCGGGTGTCAATGTTGTCCAGAACCCAGGTTGCGGTCAGGTCAATCACGCTGCGCAGTCGTGCCCGTTTGACAGACCCAAAGTTAAGCGCAGAGGCGAATTGATAGGTGCCGGTTGGATTAACTCCGCCTAATCCATCTAGATTGGGGATCAAGTCAAAGCTGGGTTCCGCGTCCACATTGCCCGACAAGTCCAGCCGCAATGTGCCGCTGTCCACAATTGCATTGGTTTTGGCCCCGGTAAATGTCGTGTCCTCTTGCAGCGTGTTAAGCGGGGCAAACGGAATGACCTGCACCCCGTCAGTACGCAGAACCGTTTCCGGCCCCATAATGCCGCTGCTGTCCACGGCCCGCACAATGTAAGCACCCGGCTTCAACGGAACCACAGCGAGCGTGGTTGATCCGGGCACCGAATCCATGCTGACGGAATTGGCCCATGCCGGAACCCCCGCAGCCGAATGGCGCACCGCAATTTGCCCGCCCACGCGCACATCCAGATCGAGCGGCATTGCCCATTTCAGCACTGCCATCCCGCCGGCCGATTGCAGCGTGACGTTCGACAGCGCCGAAGGCGGGGCAGCCAGCCCAAATATTTCCTTCGCCACCGTCACCCAAGCCGACCGAACGCCAATCCGGGTAATCCCGCTGACCCGCCATTCCCGCGCGCCAATGGGAACGTCCAGATGCTCAAACATCAGATCGCTTGTGCGCCCGAGAAGCTGCCACTCGCCGCCCGGCTCGCGCGTTTGCACGTCATAGTCGGTCACGAATGCCGAAGGCGCAGCGTTCCACGAAATAACCGCGCGGGCCTTCACAGAGTTGCGGGTTTCATACAGGTCTTCCGTGACCGTCAGCGCGTTCGGGGCTGCCACGTCATAGGCGCTTGGCAAGGTCGTGCGCGGCGCGGCTTGGTAAATCTGCGCCTCGGATGCGGACCAATCCCAGATCAGGGGCGACGTTTCTTCAAGCGCAAGCGTCGGCTGGATATAGTCGCCAATTTCAAGGCCGACCTTGACCACCGTAAAGGGCTTGTCGGTGTAGCCGTGCCGGGGATAGGTCAGGTTGACCGTATCCATAACCGCCGCGCGCCATGCCGACAGCTTCCCGGCGAATGTCACCTGTATCTGCCGCCGCTGGCTTTCCAGGTGGATTTTCGCAAGCCGCTGCGCCATTGAAGCCGAAATGGTGAACGGCAGTTCAATGTCCGCCCAAACCCGCTCGCCCTTGTCCTCGGCAAGGTAAACGTTGCTGGCATAGGCCGGGAAGTCATCGGCCACCCAATCGTTCTCAGGGCTGACAAACTTCCCGCGAACCCCGTTGAAGTTCTGCGCGCGGCTGCGTTTAAGCACCGACCGGATGCCGCCCGCCACCAGATCATCCGCCGTCAGCGTTGCGCTGGCAGGACGCCAAGCGCCTGCGTAAATCCGCCACTGGCCAGACTGGTAAACCACGCTCCCAGCGAAGGCCGTCAGCATGTCGGTAATCACGTCCACCGGCTGTGCGCCGGTATCGATGACTCCGTTCATGCTGTAACGCGGTTCGGTCCCGCCGCCGACCTTGGCCACGGTTTCATCGCAGATATTCGCCGCCGCAATCAGTTCGGGCAGCGGAATGCCGTCATCTGCGCCAAGCTGCGCCCGGACCCCGAACAGGGGATGCGCCATGTAGTCCGCGACACACAGGGCCGGGTTTTCCGTGTAACCGCTCACTCCTGTGCGGGGGTCATACACGTCATCTTTGCCTTCAATGTCCACGGTGACATTGGGGACGCCCGAAGGGTAGATATCCGCATTGTAGTTGAACCGAATTGCAATTGCGGCGCAGCCGACAAGCCGATGGTCAGCTGTCCATTCCCCACCGGAAAGACCACGCAATTCAGGGAACGGGGAACCCGCGCCAACGCCAAGGTGCTTTTCCAGCCCGATGTTTCCAGCGAAGCGGGGCTGGGCATTGCCAGCTGCGTCAAATGCCAGTTCACCGTTCAGATAGACCGCGCCGATGGATTTGACCCTGTGCCCAGACAGCGCAACGACCAAGTAGAGCTCGTTGTTTGCCCGGTCCGAAGAGGTTGTCTTGGTGGACATGTAGACAATCGTGCCGCCCACGCGGGCGCGGCCATAGATCATCCGCCGCGATGCAACCGGCTCGCGCACGGAAACCATGCGGCCCTGAATCGGCGCAGCCCCAGTTTCGCGCCCGCGCATGAGCGCAGAAGACGCCGCCGACAAAAGCAGCGACCCGCCCAGGTTCAGCGCAAAAGCGCCAAGGGCGGTTGAGCCGATTGCAGTGATCGCGCCGACGATTCCGCCGACGACGGGCGCAAGAAATGGCAAGGGTTAGACCCTCCAAGCCTTGTCAGCAGGTTCCAGCGGCCAGAACACCAGGCCCTCGGGCGACAGAAACGCGGCCTCGGCCCCGACGCACACGCCGAACGAATCCCCCCGCAGAACAATGTCCCCGCGCTGCGCCAGCCAGATCGTGGCCAACGGGGCACCAAGAATTGCCGTGGCAGCCTCCTCATGTGACGCGGCCTTAAGCCGCCTGCGCAGCACCATGTGCGCGCCTCGCGCGGTGCGATACCGCCCGCGCCATGCCTTGGCAGCGTCTTCGCCTGTCAGCGCAAGGCGCGTATCAAAGGCAAAGGTGGCGCAGTCGTGCGCGCCCCACCGGAAGGGCTTGTTGCGCGCATCTTCAATGGCCTGCCAAAGCAGGCGCTCCCAGCCGTCAACACGCATTGGATTACCTGTCGCTGGACCAGTCTTTGGTGGCGTTAAAGGCTAACTGCTCTTCACGAATCTGCGCGTCGGTCTTGCGAGCCGCAAAAATGCTGCCAGTGGTCGCAAAGTTTTGAGCCATCTTGCTCGCCACGGAAACCCGCGCCTGCGAAAGGGCCGATCCAACCGCCGATCCGGCACCCCAAGTGATTTCCTTGTCCTGCAAACCCGCCACAAACTCAAAGCCCCGATCACCGGGGAAAATCTGTTGCTGGCTTTCGTGCGTGTACCGCCACTCGCGCGGGCGCCGCAGATCAATCAGGCGGCTTTCATACGTAATCGTGATCACGCATTCGTCTTCGCTGTCATACACGTCGGGAACGTCCATCCGCCCCGATGCGGCAAGGACCGGGTCAATGATCAAGGCCCCGCTGGTATCCATAAGCCCAAGCCAAAGACGGCCCTGATCGCCCTGCAAGGCGTCCACCGATACCGCTGCCAGCAGGTCGGCGGGGATCCCCGAAAGCGTCACTGTCCAGCCAGACGCCACAACCTCGGTCGTTTCCTCGATATTGGACACCGCAAGCAGGGTGCCCGCCCCGGTCCATGTCTGGCCCGCCCAAGTTATGGGCGCGTAGCCCGTCCAGAGCCGGACGGTGCCCGCGCCGAACACGCCCTCAAAGAACAGCGCGGGCCGCACCACATGATCTTGCAGCGCCGCAAGGAAGGCGGCGGAAGCTGCTCGTGTCATAGCGCCTCGCGCGCCGAAAGGCTGAAGTCGTGCTTGTCCACTCTGCCAATGACAGTCGGGATGGCCGAGGTGGCGCGAAGTAAAACGCCGGGGTTAACAACGTTCAACGCTGCGTTATCTGCCGGGCTGGTGCGCAGCGCCGGGACAAAGCTGAGCGTGGCAGCCCCGGCGACGGGAACTGCGTTGGCCGTCACCCGGTAAAGCCGGGTATTTGAACCAGTGCCCAGCGAAAAGAAATCACCCGCGCGCAATCCGGTGCCCGCCCAGCCATCTGTCACAAGGGTTGTACCCGCCTGTCCCGCCCCGTTTACCTGCGGGGTGCCAAGTCCAGTCGGGTTCAAGATGGACGGATCGCGGAAGATGAAGGCAGTAACCGGCCCGCCCAAGGCGTCAAAGAAGGCCGAAAGCGTGCGGGCGTTTTGCCCTTGGGTTGTGGCGAACTCGATCTGATATTGCCACCAGCGCCCGCCCCAATCCTGCACTTGCTGGGTTCCGGTGAACGGGCTTGATTTTGTGGCAGTGGCAGATGCCAAGTATCGCTCGACCCGGCGAACCAAGGTGATTGGAAGCTCTGGCGCGGTCATCAGTACCCCCGCGCGGTCGCGGCGCGGCTGGCCTGCACAGACCGCTGGATAATGCTTGGCAAGGCCTCTTGAAGGCGGCGGGCAATCAGCGCGTCCGTTCCCTCAACCGCCCCACGCGCGTCAATGGTTATCGCCACGCTCGGGGCCGCTGCGGCAGAACGCAGGGCGGTGTTGTTGGTGACGTAGCCATTCCCGCCCATAGTGACAATCTCCGGCCCGTTTTCGCCGACCATGTAGGACCGCCCCGCCAAGACAGGCCCGCCAGAGGCACGTCCGCCGCCGAAAAAGGGGGCCAGGACTGCGCCAAGCCCGCCTTCCCCGAAAAGCCCCAAATTCAGCCCCTGGAACGCATTGCGGGCCAGTTGATCGGCCAGACTGGCGAACAGGTCCGCCAGCGCCTCCTTGCCGGACTTCGAACCCGTCACAATACCCGCGAACACGTCTTCGAACCGCTTGTTAAGCTGCTCTGCAAAGCGATCCGTTTCCTGCATCTGCTCCTGGAACAGCATCATGGCCTGCACCGCTTCCGGCGACTCCTCAACCACCGACCGAAGCGGGCTGCACACGCGCGCGGGCACGGCTGCCCGGCTTGCGGTGTTGCGGCGGGCCAGATCGTTCTGCGCCCCTGTTCCGCCCGGTGCCCGGCTGCCGTAAGCGTCCAAAGCCTGCCCGCCGGGCGAAAACTCAAATCCCATTACCGCCAGCGCAGCCTCGGCGGCTTCCCGGTTTTCCTGCGCCAAAGCCGCCGCCTGTGTGCGCAAATTGGCATACAGGCCATAGGCGTCCGCAAGGGAGGCATTCATGTCGGCAACCGCATCGGCAGCGCCGCCGGTTTCCGTGGCGACCTCGCCTGCGCGCTTGGCCATTTCTCCGAGCGCAAAAGCCGACTCACGCAATGGCTCTGGCAGTTCCCGCCCGGACGGAACAAGGGCCTCCATAACGGCCAGCGCTTCGCTTGCGGCTGCCGCTACATCCCGCACGCCCTCGGATCGCCCAACTGCGTCAATGGCGTCGGCCAGCATCAAGGCTTTTTCTGCGGTCAGCCCTATCGCCGATTCCGCTTGCCTCAAGCCTTCTTCTGTACCGGCCAGAGTAATTTTAAGGCCAACTGCATTCGGTGCGCTCTCAAGCGCTTTCCGCGCAATCTCCACTTCGGCAAAGCGGTCCCGAACCTCTTGCAGGGGCGCGTTCAGCGCAGTGACGGTGGACAGAAGCTCATCGAAAGTCTTGCCAAGGGCCACCCCGGCCAGATAGTCGGAAAAGCTGCGAACATCTTCCGCGAACTCGCCGAACTTTGCGGTCAACTCCGCCGTGGACGAGGCTGCGGTAAGGACGAGCGCCTCATATTCATCAAGGCCCTTCGCGAACTCAGAAACCGCCTTGGACGCAGACTGCGCCTCTTCGCCAGCCCCGAACAGCGCCTTGACGACCGGAATCAGAATTGCCGCCGTCGTGCCGAGCGCAATGCCCAGCAGGCCGAACCCGGAAAGCAATTGCGGCAACTGTTGCGCCAATGCCTGCGATGCAGATGTTCCGGCCCCCACCTGTACGGCAAAGTCCTGAATCTGGAAGCCAAGGTTTTGCAACCCGCCGCTGGGCATCCGCGAAGCCCGGTCCAGATCGCGGAAGGCGGCATTGCCCGCCGCGCCGATCCCGGTCAGTTCTTCCCGAACCTGTTTCCCGCCGACAGCGGCAAGACGAATGGAAACCTGTTTTTCAGTCATCCGACTTTCCATTCATCTGCCGCACCATGGCGGCTTCAATCGCGGGCAGCATTTCTGAGGCCAAAGCCTCGTCAACACCGGCAGCGCGGGCCATCGCCAGCGCCGCCGTCATATCGAAGCCGATCACCGCGCCCGGCATTGCCCTGACCTGTCCCCCAAGACGGGTTGCCAGTTCCCACACCTGCCAGCCCTCCCAAGTTTCTGGGCGGTGAACGATGTAGGCGCAGTTCTCGCAGGGTGACGGGCAAGAGCCGCAGTATTCAGCGCCCCCGCCTGGCAGGTAATGCCATTCGGCAAGGGCGCTCAGGCGTTTTTTTCCGCACTCACCAACAGGCCGCGCGTCACATATTCCGCTGAAAACTTCCGAGCGATGACGTAGTTGTCCATCAGCGCCTCGATCCATTCCGGGGAAGGCTCAATCACCTTCCCGTCGGCATCGCCCACGCCTTCCCATTCCAGAATGGCAAGTTTTGCCACCTCAACGGTCAGCGTAAAGAACCGCATGTCGGGCGAAACATCATCGGACAGCGCCCGCATCGCGGGGGCGGTGGACGCCGCCGCCATAATGGCAGAGGTCAGGGGGGCCACCCGAAGGCGCACACCGTCCGCGACATCAAGCCAATATGGCTGTTTTTCAAGATTGAGCCGGATCATTCTTCACCATGATGTTTTGTGTCTGTTACGACCAAGTCCAGCCAAGCCGCCTGAACGGTAATCTCGGCAGACACCGCGAACGGCTTGGCTTCAATCGGATGAATAACAATTTTTGTCACACCCATAAGCTGTTTACCGTCCACCAGAACCCTTGTGTTGGTCGAAGTCCCGTCGCTGATAATCTGCACATGTCCTGCGCGGCGCATCAGTAGCTCGCAACCGTGTTGACAAGAACGACCGTTGCCATTCGGGCGGGCGACGTTGCCCGTGCGGCTTGCCAGTCAAACGTGACCTGCATCCCAGATGGGCCGGAAATCTCCCGGCGCGGTCGCGGCAAATACACCGCGTGGGCGGTGATCGTAAGACTGGCATTCGCGCCAATGGTCCACGAAAACTCAAGCGAGCAGGGAACGCCGTTGACGGCTTGGGTCAGCAGGGTGGTATCCGCAAACCGGGCAACGATGTTGCCATTCATCATCGCCTTTGACGGGTCCAAGCCGTCAATCCGTCCATCCGACCGGATGGTTTCGACCCGGTCCAGGTTGTTCATATAGTTGACTTGGGCGGACACGATGTTCGCCAGCGTGGCCCCGTCCCGGCGAATGGCCCCGTTGAAGTGGCCGAACCGGGTAAGGGTGGCAAGCTGCGCAAGTGTGCCCGCTGCTGTGCTTGTGCCCAGCGTTTCGCCTTGGGCAATCAGGCCCACGGTCGCCTGCAAAAGGCCTGACCGAGTCATGCTGAACGACAACCGATCCGCCATAACCCCTGAATACATCGGGAAGCTGGGCACATCGGGCATTTGCACCTCAATCGAGGCGCTGGGAAGCGTCCAGTTGCCCGAGTGGAAGGTGTGGGTCTTGGGCGTGGTCCCGGTCGTGGTGGGCTGGCCGAACAGCAGTTTCAGCCAATACCCAATGCCATCCGTGTCAATCGGAATTACATGATCGCCGTCCGCCGTCAGGGCATCCCGGATTGGCGCAACCGGGTCGCGGCCAAGCCCAAGAATGTCATCATCCAGCAACGGCTGCCCCGCCGAAAGCGCCGTGGAAATGAAAGGCAGTTGAGTGTATCCGCTGGCGGGCGAGGTGCCGTAGACGGTTTCATAGGCAAACGCGGTGACGGTTCTCGCGCCCTGCTGACGTGCCATTTTAGGAACTCCTGTATCAGCCTAAAGGATCGGCGGTGGAATAGTGCAGGACTACCGCAATCACGGCAGCCCGGATTGTTTCAGCGCCGTCAACGGGAAGGTCAGACGGCTGAGGCGCTTCCGGTTCTGACCAGTCGCACCGCCCGCCCAAGGTTCGGTGCGCCGCCAAGGCTGCGCCAATCCGTGTGCAGATCGCGTCAAAGACCTCGGCGCGGCTATCCGCCTGCACCAGCACTTCGATTTCGGCGCGGTGCTGATAATGCCAGCGCAAGGGTGACATTGTGGCCTCGGCCTCGCCCGGCGCGCCGTCCCGCACAATCACAAGCCCATCTGCCGGGATAGTCACCGGCAAAGGCTCAGCGCGCAAAACCCGAACAGCAGGGACAGCACTCAGACCGGCGCTGATCACCTCGTACAACGCTTGCAGAACCGTTTCCCGCGTGGAAGCCATCTCATCCCCGCCATCTTGCGGCAATCAATCCGGGAAGCGTTGCCGCGATGCGGCGCGCCGCCGGGTAAAGGTTCAAGCGCTTCGGAAGCTTGACTTGCGGGACAAGCAGGAAGATCGGCACCGTCGCGCGCCCGCGCCCCGTCTTGGACCGTGACGCAACTCCAAGGCCCTTCTTGCTCTCACGCCCATCGGCCACGAGCAGGCTGGGGCCAGTGCGGCGATATACAAAGCGAAGGCGCAAGCCTCGGCGGCGTTCCCATTCACCGGGAGTAATCTTCGCCCCGCGCGGGCCTTTGCCTGCGGCGGGCAAGGGAATGGCTAGCCAGAACCCATCCTTGGAGCGGATCAGCGGGCCACGATCATGACCACCGATGATCTTGGGTGCCTTGGAGTAGACCAGCGCAACGGCATTCATGCTGGGCTGATCGGGCGGGTACACCTTCAAGCGCGTAGCACCCTGCAACCGGGTTCCCAGGCCAGCCGCGCCAATCTGCTGTCGCCAGTCCGCTTGAACTGCAACCCCGGCATCCCGGATTGCCCCCTTGACGGCCCTTTCCCCGGCAAGGAACCTTTGTGCCACCAGCTTCTCAATGTCGCCCTCAATCCGGACAACGATCTTCATGCCGGGACCAGATTCAGCGACCAAAGCAGGCGCTCAGAGTCGCGATCGGGATCGCCTTGGACGCGGAAACGATCCTGTCCGATGACAAGAATGTCGCCGGGCGCAGGCGCGGGCACCTCGGACACGCGAACATCAACCGTTGTGGTTTCCGACCGGAATCGGCCTTGTCCAAAGTCCGTGACTTCATCGGGCGCGCGGCGGACAACGCGGCAGGCCACGCCCGGCCCAAAGCCCTGTTCAAGCCACAGGGCATCCACCGCCATGTTTGCATCGGCAAAGATGGCATCCATGGCGGCGGCAAAGACGGTCATCAGGGAGCGCCATTCAGGCGAACACGACCTACGGTATCACCGGAGGCCGCAGCGCGGGTAGCCACCCCAATCTTGTTTGCGTTCGATACGTTTGTGACATTGGTGCCAGACCAGTAAAGCAACTGCCCGACAGTCCACGCTTGGCCAGTAGCCTTGGGCAGGTCAACGACCCCCACAGTCTGCAAGTTCACATTGGCCCCGGACGCCGCATCGGTAATCGCAACGCCGAAAAGCGATCCGACAAGAACGCCGCTGCCAGATGTCACTGTGGACGGCGCTGGGACAGTTACAATGTCACCCTGCTGTACGTAGTTTTTCATTTCTCAGTCCTCATGAAAGGGTTATGGGCGGGCCGTCGGCCCGCCCCAACTGTCACGATCACGCGCCGGGGTTCTTCCAGCCCCCGCGGAAGTCGGTGGCCCCACAGCCAAAGTCGGATTCAACCTTGAACCAGACGCCTTGGCTGTCAAACGGCGTATCGGTGGTAACGCGCGGCCCGGCTGCGCCGCGAAGATAGCCGTAAGCAAAGTTTGCGGTCCGCATCGGGTCAGCAAACACATACCAGGAGTTGTCCGTGATGTAGGGCGTCACCACGACGCGCATGGTGCCGGGGAACGGGTTCACGTTGCCCGCCTGTTGGGCTTGAATCGGGGACAAAATCTGCTGAGCCTCCGTTTCTTTCAGCGGGCCAACCAGAAGAATGGCTGCGGGCAGATTCAAGAACTGCCCATCCGTTCGCCCCGCCGCCGAAGGAAGCCCGCGACGCTGGCGCAGCGCAGCGCGCGCCGCAGTAAGCGAGGCAATCGTGATTGCAGCACCACTCGCCGCCTTGGTGTTGTCCGCCGCGTTCGTGTTGAACGCCTGACGCCCGGTTTCAAGCAGAGTCGGCCCGTCGGCGTTTGCGCCGGAGAGGAACATCCCTTGCCAGAAAGCCTGTTCTTCTGTGGTCGCCACGGTGTTTGCGCGGTCAGCCAAGAGCCGGTCAATCGCGCCGAGATCATCATTGATCAGGGTTTGGCGCGTGACTTGCAGCGCAATACCGTAAGGCCGCAGCGACAAGCTTTCTTTCTTGTCGCTGGTCGTGCCGTACTGAATACGCCCGCCTTCGGGTATCTCCTGCAGAAGAGGAATGTCCCCCATCGCCGAGACTGGATGTGGACGGAAATCGTTGAAGTCCATCCGCATAGAGATTTCGCGATAGGTCGGCGCAGCCTTGGCATAGGTATCCAGAAGCCGTTTATTCAGCGCGTTTTCCAAGACAGAGGGGAAATCGCTGGTCGAGTGAAAAGCGGCCTCAACGGCTTGCAGGCGGTCATAAGGCGTCCGCATCGGGCCGCGATAATCAGCAGCAGTTGCAGCCATTTCCACCAAGGACATGCTCATGTACGGGCGCGCCGACCCATGATCCGGCTCACAGCGCCCGAGTTGCGCGGTGAGAGCCGAAGCCATAGCGGTTCGCCGGGTATCACGCTCGTCGCGCAGAATGGTGGCGGTCGGACGGCCTTTCATGGGAACGTCCGCATCGCCCTTTTCCTTCCAAGCTGCGGTGATTTTGTCCAGCGCGGCTTCCAGCGATGCGCCCTCGTCAATCAAGCCGGTGGCAAAATCGCTTGGCAAGCCAGCAGCCGCCGTGGCGTCGAGGATGCGCCGAACGCGCTGGCGCTCGTGCTTCATAAGCGCTGCCTGCGCAGATTCAGCGCGCGCCGCCTTCGGATCGGTCGCGGGCGCTTCGGGCTGGCCGACCACGCCCTTTTCGTCATCTGCGGAGATAACCTCCGCAGCAGTATCGGGTTTCGCACTCATGGCGATCTCCTTGTGCTGGCGGGGGACTCCCGCGATCATGGCCAGAATGGCCTCTGGTTCCGGGGCAAGCCCCAGGCTCTCGGACGCCGCGCGCAACTTTTGCGGCGCGTGGGCGTACATACGGTAATCAAAGGTCGCGGCAGGCTCGGCTTCCGCGTCTTCCGTTGACGTGGCAAAACCCATTGCGACAGCCTTTTCACCGCTCAGGATGGTTTCCTCGCGCATTATGGCGCGAGCCTCATCCCGGCTGATTCCGGCGCGGGCGGCGTAAACCTCGGCATAGGCATCGCTCATGACGCCAAGAAGCTCGGCTTCCTTCAGGTGATCGTCTTCGGTGCCGCGACCGGCGGTGTAAGGCGTGGCCGGATCGTGTATCAGCATCCACGCGCCACGCCGCATAATGATTTCATCGCCCGACATGGCGATCAAAGACGCGGCAGAGGCCGCAACGGAATCCACAACGACCGTCACACTGCCGGGGTAGTCCCGCAGCGCGGTGTAGATGGCCTGCCCCTCGGTTGCGACCCCGCCGCCAGAATTGATCCGAACCGTAATATCGCCCCGCATCGAGGCCAAATTGTCGCGCACCTCCTTGGCAGTGAAATAGTCCTCACCCCAAAACGACACGCCAACAGTGCCATACAGCACCAACTCATTCGGCTGCATTTGTCACCTCCGGCTGCTGACTTGGCGGATCGCTTTCAAAACTCAGACCCGCCGCGTCTGCCCTTCTTTTGTCCTCGACCTGCTCCTTCAGCAGGTCTTCCGGGTCAAAGCCCAGTTCACGAACCACGCCCTGCCGCGAAGCCAGGCCAGCCCTGATCTTGTCCCGCAGCGCCGGAATCTCTCGGGTGGGATCAACCAGCATTCGATGTGGCGGCACCCACTCCATGGTTAAACCGCGCGGCGTCTTCTGCCCCGTCGATGCCTGCGCCGCCTCGAACAACCACCCCGCAATAGGCTGCATCATCTGCGGAATCATCAGCAGCCATTGCAGCGATGAAACCGTGCGCTCCATTTCCATCCGGCCCATGCGGGCCGAAGAAAAATTGACGCCCGACATGTCGCCGGTCAGCGCCTCATAAGTGACACCGAAGCTCGCGGCGCATGAGCGCAGGACAACCCGCATGAACTCTTCGTACCCGTCCACCTTTGGCGGGCTTGCGAAAACTATATCCTCGCCCGGTGCCAGGTTTTGAATACGCCCCGGCAGGATAGATGACGAAAGGCCCGGCACGTCCTGCCCTGATTTCTCATCTTCCGAAGGGCGGCGGAATGCGGCGAAACACGCGGCCACTTTTTGCCGGACAAGCTGGGCATCCTGATAATCGCTCAGGTCTTGCATCGCCAGAGCAACGGGAGCAAACCAGCTTATGCCGCGCATCTGGCCGGGCCTGTCCTGCCGATAGATATGCAGGATTTCGCTTGCCGGGACGCGCCGCGACTCCCAACCCGTGCGCGACCATCCGCTTGCGCCGGGATGATCTGTATACATCCAGTAGGCTACACGCCGACCGATGCCGTCAAACTCAATACCCTCACGGATTGTGTTGCCATCCGCCAAAGCGCCGTCCTTGGATGTGTCCAGATAGTCCGCTTCCAGTATTTGCACCTGAAAAGGAAGGGGAAGGCCGTCCCCCAGGTTGCGGCGACGGCGGCGCAGGAAGACCTCGCCCGACTCCACCACAGACGCCATAACAAGGCGCTGCATCCCATAAAGGTTTGACCGCCCATCAGCATCGATTGCCGTTGTGTCAAGGTGAGCCTGAAACGTTTTCCGCAATCTCTCAGTCGCAGCAGCATCGTCGGCGCGCACCTTCCAGATAATCCCGTCGCCAATGACATTGTTCACGATCACTTGCTGCGCCCGCACCGCAAAGGGCGTGTTTCGGATCATGTCGCGCGCAACATAGGCAAGCCGGGATCGCTTGCTCGCAGCCCCGTCAGCGTCCGATGCCACAGGACGCCACGATTTGGCGCGGTCTCCAACAGTCGCGGCATCATAGTGCATCAGCGCATTCAGCGCGGCTCGGTTCCGTGCCCTTTCCAGCGCCAAACCAGGCGCAAAAGCTCCCAAGACCCGTTCAAAAAGCGCCATTTTTCAGGTTCCGCGATCATAGGACGGATTGAAATGCGTTTCGCGCCCCGACCCTGACGCAGAATTGACCTCGCGCTGCATCATTCCAAGCGCCTGCACCATTTCCGCGATGGAACGGTACTCGACAGTCTTCCCTTCATAGGTCACGCGCTGCGTACCGCTGGAAATTGCGGCCTTTAGCGCGTCGATTTGGCCCTGCGTAAAGCTCATAACCAGCTATCCTGCCCCGCCCATCTTTCGGTTTCCGCCCGAACGCGCTTCTGCTCAGTCGTGATCTCGATATTGACAGGCTCTTGCCTGATTTGCCCCCTTGGCAGCGATTTGAGCGCCGCCAAGGCATACACCCGGCAATCCAATGCCTCGTTCCGCTTGCCCTTGGGCAGAATCCAGACCGCGTAGGGGCGGCCTTCCTTGTACTTTGTGACCTTTTGCTCCGAAGTGACCTGCTCAACCCAGCCGGGGTCATATCCCGTTTGCGGATCGGCGGGCAGGTGGCAATAGCCGGGTCCGGGCTCCACAATTTGAAACCGGGCATAGATCGTGTCTTTGGCCGTATCGACCCCGACCATGTAAACCAGATCGCGGCTTTTGGCCCGTGACGCACGCAGGGGCCATATTGGCTTGCCTGCCCCGCCAAAGCCCTTGATCGCATACACGCGCCGCCCTGCCCTATCCCGGCAGAACCGCATGACAGCCTCGGCATGGTGCCCACCGCTGTCGATGCACGCGGCCTTGACCCTTACCTTCCGGCCAGAAACCGTCGCATAGGTTTCCAGCAAGAGCGCGTCCAGGTCATCCCAAACTGCTTTTTGCGCAGGGTCACCGTAGAGCACGTGGTAGCCAATGCCCCAGCTTTCTTCTTCCCGGCCCCAGCCAACAATCTCGACCTCCAAGCGGTCATCCTGCGTGTCAACCCCGGCGGTGGCGGCAATGACCGCGTCCGGAAGTTCATCGGGGCCGTAAACTTCTCGCAGGCCGTCAACCAAGCCAAGGTCAACAGTCTGCCCCCGCTCTTCCCAAGTCTCCCCGAGCGCGGTGTTAACCCATGTTTGCAGACGCTCCGGATCGGCTTTGCTGTCAAGGAATGTCTGGACCGTCTCCCCAAGCTTTACCCAAGGCGAGTAAAGCTCAGAAAGGTGAAACCCCGCCACGCCGGCAAACTCAGCGCTGGCAACCCACTTCCCGCGCCGGATCGCGCCCCAGCGGCGCGCGTCACTCCACAGAGAACCACACCCGACACAGCAGTATTCCGCACCGTGCGCATTTCCATCTGTCCACCGGACCTGCGCCCACCGCAAAACCTGTTCGCGCCCGCAGTCAGGACAAGGGACATGAAACCGGCGCTGATCGCTTTCGTTGAAAGCCGCCTCGATCCGGCTGGACCCCTTCACCGTGGGCGTGCTGACAAGCGCAACCTTGCGGTTCCAGAACGTCGTTGTCCGCTTCCGGGCCAGCGAAACCGGGTCACCCTCTGTCCCAGCGCTAAGCGGGTATCGGTCCACCTCATCAGCCAGAAGCACCCGGATTGGGCGCGATGCCAGAGAAGCCGCCGAATTGGCACCGGCAATGGTCAACTGCCCGCCCGGAAACCGCTTGTGCAGCATCGTGTTGCCGCTGTCCCGCGACTTCACGTCGTTGACCTTGCCCCGCAGCGCGGGCGTGTCCCGCAGCATCGGCGCAAGCCGGTCCTTGGAAAACGCCTGCCCCATGTCCAGGGTAGGTTGCAGCACCAAAATGGGCGAAGGGTCCTGATCAATATAGAACCCCAGCGCATTCAGACACAACTCGGTCTTCCCGACCTGCGCCGAACTCATCACCACAACCGTATGCACCGCCGGATCGCTCATCGCGTCCATGATGCCGCGCATGTACTCCGTTCGGCTCGTATCCCACCGCCCCGGCTCCGCAGAAGCCTCCGGGCTAAGCACCCGCCTCGCGTCAGCCCACTGGCTGATCGTCATATCCGGCGGCGGGGCCAGAAGCCTCCACCAAGTCGCCGTTATCTCCGAGGAGCGCGGCGACAGAGGTTTCGCTAAGCTCTCGCAGTGCGTCATAAATCGCCTCTCGGACAATCCCCTGCGCCTCAGCCGGGGCGTCCACCATCGCCACAAGCGGCGCAACCTTGGACGGCACGCCGATCAATCGGGCGCGGACACGGGCAAAAGCCGCCGCCACCGCCGCGTCAACGTCACCCCGCGCCAGAAGCTCGCCCCGCGTCTGAGCGTTGAGCATTTCCAGCCGGTCGGCCTCTTCCTTGGCTTTGCGCGCCCGCTCGGCGGTCAGATTCAGATCGTCATCAGGATCGCCGGACTTGTTCCCAGCCAGCGACCGAAGGTGAGCGCAGTACGCCAACCGAGCTGCGTCCAGATCAAGCCGTCCCGAGGCGTCCAAGCGAATGACCCCACGACGCACCATGTCGCCAACAGCCTGACGCGTCACGCCGATATGGTCGGCAAACTCCGTCTGCGTGGCCATGCAGCCGAAACCCTCTATGGAAAGTTGTGCCTAGATTTATAATGAGCGTAGCTTCCCCGTATACCTTGAGCGCCGGGAAGGACCCAAAGCCCCCCCTAGCATTGGGGCACCCCCCCACCTCACACAACATCTTGTGTCCGGGGGGGGCGGAAAGGCACTTGTCAGCCGCTTGGCGTGTCTATGGACCAGCCATCCAGCCCGATCTGGGCGCGAATGCGGCGCCCCTTGGCTGCGGCTGACTCGCGTTGCGTCTTTGCCGCATGGCATGGGGTGCAGATGGCTTGCAGGTTAGCCATATCGTCAGCCCCGCCCTTGGACTTTGGCAGGATGTGATCGCACTCACGGGCCAAAAGGACGGTGAACTTGATGGGGCGAGCAATACAAAGAAAATTGGTATTGCTGGTTCGGCGAAACCGGTCACGACCTACAGCTTGGATGCTGTGATTTCGGTCGGCTACCGCGTAAATTCCAAGGCGGCAACCCGCTTCCGCCAGTGGGCAACGCAGACGATCAAGGCCTTCATTGAGCAAGGCTACGTGATCAATGAGAAGGTTCTCAGGGACTCGCCTGAGAAGCTTAACAAGCTTGCCGCCGATCAGGGCGATTAGGATTATCTGGCTATCCTGGCGGACTGGCTGCCCATAGAACACAATCCCGCGCCTCCCGGTCACATCCGCCAACCATCCGGAATGCAAAACGCCCGCGCGGTCTGACCGGCGGGCGTTCTGATGGATGATGCCAACAGATATGACTCAGGCGGATTTAAGCGTCAATCCCCTATTTTGACGGTGGCGGCGGGCCGATGCCATATTTATGCACCGCGCCCCTATCCATAGGGGGCTGCAGACGGATACCCGCCAGCAGTGCCGCGCAGGCCAGCTGCGTTCTGACCGCCGTGTCCCCGGTCACACCATGCGCCTTCCACAGGCGGATCGCCTGCGGCGACACACCCAGCAGATCGGCAGCCTGCTTTTCAAAACGGAGATGGCCCGCCGCGCGCATCGCGGCGAGCCAGTCTGAAACTTCCTTCGGCGTCATAGAGCGCAATACGCACCCTGTCGCGGTATTCGCCCTTGACCGCCCAGCCATGCGCTTCCAGCACCTGCCCCAGCGACATCCCGGCCAGACAGACCATATCCACGAAAGACCTGTCACTGATCCCCACCCGGCTGCGCTAGGCTTGGGCGCACTTCAGGCGTTGTGGACGTACCTAAGCGCCCCTGTCCGGTTTTTCTCCGGCCCTTCGCAGGTCTTATAGGGCGCACCATTGGCTTGTCGGCGTCCCGTGCCCGGTCCTGCCCATCCATATACCGCAACCTGTAGCGGCACGTCAACCACTACCCGCACGATGCGGTGCCCCGGAAAAATCTTTATCACGAAATGTTACAACGCTTGCCGTGACCAGTCACGATTGCTATATGTGATCCATCGAAAGGGCAATTATGCCCGCCAGACATGGAGAAACACACGATGAAAGCACCTAGCCAACAGCGGGCGTCCTTTCTTGCCAGCATCGACTCCGGGAAAGAAGTTTCTGAAATGGTCTTTCTCGGCGAGCTTTCTGGGTTCACCGGGTCCGACCGTGCATGGTTGCGCCGCGAGGTGTCCAAGGGCCGCATTGTCAAAAGGCGCGACTGCGGCCCGTTCTTCAAATGGGTTTACAGCCGCCCTTGGATATGGAGCGCCGCATGACCGGGCCCGATTGCGATACCACGATGCAGCTTGACCGCGACGGTTTTGTGGCGCGCGGTTATTCGGTCGAATACTTCTGCGCCCAGGGCCATCCCGCCCGCGCGACGGCAGAAGAACAACACGGCATTTGGTATGCCAAGATCGAACGACCTTGGCGGGGCGGCACGTGGCGCACTGTCGCCACCCCCTGCATGAGCCGGGAAACGCTATGGGCGTTTTTCGCAGAGATCACCGCAAACCCCACGTTCCGGGGCGACGCATAACTTAGGGCACCGACGCCCGGCAACTATGGAGAAACGATGATGGCATATCAGATTCACATGATTACTAATGAGCGCCCAGAATGGTTTGCGATTGGCCCGCAGGGGCGGCACGCGCGCCCCTATGTCTATCCAACATGGGAAGATGCCTGCCTTGCCATTACACACATTAAAGACGGCATGCGCCTTGCCGGGTATGATGTTGATTTCGGCATTGTCTATGAGTTTGTCAAAACCGCCTGAAGCCAAGCCCCACAAAAGCCTCCGTCACCCGGCGGGGGCCGCTACAACACAAACCCATGAAAGGACACTAGGCCATGAAACTGCACGTCATATTCAACAAGATGATCTGTGACGACTCCAACTTTCCGCAATGGACACGCCAACCTGCGCCATACGGCACCAAGTCTCGCTTCTTCGACGGCTTTAGCAATGGCTTTTGGAACCGCCCTGACACTGGCCCTGTATGGACAGGCGACACGTTCCCAGAGGCATATGGAGAAGGCTTTGCCTTGGGGCAGGCAAAGCGCGCCGCCTTGGCCATTTGAATGACGCACCGGCAGAGGGGCGGCATTGTCGCCCCTTCCCCGTGCGCCATGCACGATGACAGGAAAGGACGGACGGCATGATCCGCTTAGGTTCATACACGATAGACGATCAATGGAACCACCCGCCGCAAATTGGCAGTTACCGCTACGTCATCCGACGCGACGGGGCCGAGGTGGCGGGCGCGCATGATGAAGCGGTCACGTTGCTGATTGTGCGGGCGCTGAACGACGCTGAAGCGAACCAGCGGGCGGTCGCACAATGACCCCAGAGCAATTCAAGGCCGGGCGCAAGTCGCTCGGCTTGTCCGTCACGCAACTGGCCCATATCCTGAACACCGCGCCCGACACTGTGCGAAAATGGGAATTGCCGGATTATCGCAGCACGGCGCGCGGAATCAGTCCCGTGGCGCAGCGCGTCATGCAATGGATGATGACAGGCTACAGGCCGCCAGAATGGCCAGGGGGAAGGGATGAAGTCTGACCGCACCCGCAAGGCCGCAGAGCGGCAGCGCAAGCGCGCGGCGGGGCTGGCGCCTCTGGAGGTGTGGGCAGCGCCCGAGCACCATGCCGCGATCCGCGCCTTCGCCCGCAGCTTGGGCCCGGTGGGCGGCCCCCCCGCCCCCCCCCCGGAGGGGGGAGGCCCGCCCGGGGGGGGGTGGCGGCTAGCACCCGGTGGCGGCTAGCACCCGGTGGCGGCTAGCACCCGGTGGCGGCTAGCACCCGGTGGCGGCTAGCACCCGGTGGCGGCTAGCA